CTTTCTTCATCATTTGCCATAAATCAAAAGTTAACTCAGCATCTCGCTCTGCATAAGATCCAACTTCCATCGCTGGAAGTTGCCACATGTCTGCTTTTGGATCTAGTCCTCTAGACTTTGCAGCTTCAATTAAATCATTTTCAGATTTACCATAACCAAGGTAGTCCCACCCTAAACTATTTAAACTATACTGATAACGATTCTCATCTACAAGAGATGCTGCAATCATAGTATCAACAATTACACCATTTATTTTTATATCTAAATGACGTAACCAACATACATCATACATTGCATTGTGAAAAATTTTGACAGCATCCGTGGACATGGTATCCTGTAACCATGACAGAACTTTTTTTCGAGGCATGTTTGGACCTGATGCGTGACCGATCGGAAAATAAAACTTGCGACCAGAAACCGCCACAGCAATCCCTACCACGTCGCCGTTTCCTATCACCGATCCTGAACCTGATTTTCTCAAATCGGGATCCCGAGTCTCCAAGTCAATCGCAATCTCATCGTAAGACCTAAGATCTGGAAACTCTTCTGGCTCTGTCCATTCTGTTTGTGCTTTGAAAAAAGGTATTTTCATTTATCCCATTCTTTTCTAAGTCGATCTATTTCTAATTGACAATAGTGAATTATTTTATTTAAATCTTTTATTTGATCTTTCTTTAAATATCTCACAACATATTTAATGATATTACCTTGAAAAAAATTTAATTTATTTTCCATAATAAAATCAAATGGTTGTATCTTTAATTTATAGTGATCTCCCCCTTCTTGACGATCAGATGCTTTTTCAAAAAATGATTTATTTGTCATAACTGATAACCATGCCTTTCTTTTTTTGCTCTCATTAAATAAAGATTATTTTTAGCACGAGTTGCTCCAACATACCAGACTCTATGTTCTTCATCGTTTTTTACATGATCATGCATAATAGCGTCTCTAATTTTTTTAGAGTTATCTAAAATTAAAACTACAGAATCTTCTTCACCACCTTTGGCTGCATGAATTGTTGATAATTTTATTCTTGCATCTTCTGTTAGCTTTTCACCATTTGACAACATGTGTCTTAAATAATCTCTTTCTACCATAGGCACCGCTGTAAAAACTTCATACCATAGTTTTGTTTTATCTGGTTTACTATCACAACACTCCAATATATCCTTTATCTCATTATCTTCTAACAGCTCACCTTTAGTCCACCTTGTGTAATTCACAATTGTTTTATAAAGTTTTGCCTTAAAACTTTTACCTTTTTTATACTGATAATACAATCCCATCTCCTGTAATTTTTTCATAACATCCTTGAGTCTGGTATTTGTTCTTGCAAGAATTAACCACTTACCTTTTTTTAAATCTAATTGCCCAACGTTATTGACATACTCAATCCTACCTTCAGTTTCTCTTGGCAAATATTTTTTGTATACTTTAATGCCTTGTATTCTTTCAGTAATAACTTTTGATAATTCTTGAATAGATTTTGGTATGCGTCTTGATTGTGTTAGAATTTGTTCTGTTCCAGGTTCTTCAATAAAACGTGTAACATCTGCTCCTGCCCACTGAAATATTGCCTGGTCATCATCTCCTGCAAGATAGATATTATTTGTTTTAGTTTTTAAAATGTCATACATCATCCACTGTAAAGGTGAAAGATCTTGAGCCTCATCAATAAACACAGCGTCAAAGTTTGGACACAATTCAGGTTTGTTAACAAATCTTTTTATCATGTCGTTAAAATCTAATAAATTATTTTTCTTTTTATACTCAGCTAAGTTTACAACAATGTGACGCAAAAGACCTGGATCAATATCTCGGTCCTCATACTCTTCAATATCTTGGTTTTGCATTTTATTTATAGTTTGAAAATAAATATTATCTGATGTTAGATAATGTATTTGTTGATCGTTAAATCTATCAACGTAATTTACTCGTATACCAAGTATCTTACCTAAGTCTTCATAGTGATAAGGTTGCATCACACTATCTTCGCTAAGACCAAGAGTGTGAAATGCAAAAGCGTGAAGTGTTTGAAAGTATTTTAATTTTTTATCAGGTAAATTTATTCGTCCTTTAGCTTCATTTGCAGCTTTACGAGTAAAAGCAAAGTAACCAACCTTTTTTATATCGTATTGTTTTACAAGTTCTAGTAACCTAGTAGTTTTTCCTGTCCCAGGTGGACCATAAATTTTATGTATCTTACAGGATGTCATCTTGATTTTTCATCTCAACGACCTCATCCATGGTTTCTTCTTTTGTAAAATATTTTAAAGATACTTTCACACAGTAGATGCCTTGTGCTTTTGATTTGGGAAATCTTTTTCTTTCACCAAACACTGCATGATAATTTTTCTGCATGAGTGTTGCAGTTCTATCTTCTTTTATTCTCCAATCTTTATTTTTTAAATGATTAAAAAAATGTTCGTAAACAAAATATGCATGATCTTCTTCAATCAGTGTTGATCCATTTTTAAATGATGCATAAGTTTTTGCAATGACTTGGAAAATATAATCATTTAAATATTTATGTAGTTGTTCTTCTGGGCTAGTTCCAGAAGCTGGTTGCATAACTTCTTCTGTATCTTTTAGTGTATCTAAAATAATTTGAAAATCGTTGTCTTTTATTTTTGGTGGGATAACTGATGTCTGCGCTGCAATTATTTTTCTTAGTTCTCGCATCTCAATTAGTTTATCAATACTTCTTGCTACGATCTGTTTTTTAGTTTCCCCACTACCTTTATCTGGTAATGTGACGGTTAACCAAAACTCTGGTTCTGGTTTATAATCATACTTCACTAAGTTTGATAACATCGGCCAAGTTTTCTTTTTGTCAGATGCAATACCAAACTTTCTTCGAACACAAACTGATTTTACACAATGATTAACGATTGGATCTTCGGTACAGGTATGTCCCTTGGTTTCTTTTTTCCATGATCTAATTTTTAATTTAACTCTGTTATCATCCCACTCTGGAGAATACTCAAAATACTTTCTAGCTGCAGCTTCTACTTTTTTCTCCCAGTCATCAGGATATTTCTTTTTTGAAAAAACCATATAATTATATAGAAATCTATCTCGTCCGTCAGTTAATTTATTTTGAGTTAACGCTTGCAAACATGGTGGACCATCGTTAAACTCTTCGTCTCCAAATTTTAATTGTTTATTTATTATCTCTGAACCAAAATTTTCTATCGAATCTTGTGTTTGTAAATTTGTTTCTACAACTTGTATAAATTGTTCTAATGTAAATTCTGTTCCGTCATGTGGGTTAACTGCAACACGCTCTGTTTTATTGTAATAAGGTAGATTAATAAAGTTACCATTAATCTTTGTACCATCATCTGTGGTCCCTAATTCAGTTTGCTTTGGAAATATTTCTGTGGTTTGTTTTAATTTAAATGTAAATAATAATTTGTCTAAAAAGTTTCTAATTAAACTTGCCTTAATTTTTTTATTTAAAAATACAAAGATATGTAGACCACCGCTTTTAGATTTTACTGGTACAACCGGTAGTTCCCATTTCACAATAATGTCAAAAAAATATTTTGCGTTAAAATCTTTATATCGTTCAGGATCAATATCTATTGCACCAAATTGTGCCATACCCTCATCGTCACAAGGTTGAATGCCAATAGATTTTTCTCCGTTTAAGTGATCGATGTAGTCTTGGTCTGTAACTGCATCTTGTGACCAACCATAGTCACCTGGCTTGAATTTTAATTTTCCTGTGTCGGGATCAATATAACCATTTTTAACATTACAGTAACCATAGTTACGCTCTAGACCAGAAAATATTTTTATAAACCTGCTCTCCATACTCTACTTTCTTGATGGGCAGTTTAACCTGCCCATCGATGTTTAAACTAAATAGGTGAATTAGATTTTTCAGAAGTCTCACCATGTTTGACTGCAACGTCCCCTTTAGAAACGCTCTCAGAAAAACTTCTAGCTTGTTGGTAAACTGCTTCATCTTGCACTTGACCAACTTTGCTAATCTCCCAACCAAACCATGTGCCTTTATCATTAG